TTGGCCAAAGTGCCGAAAAGTCAAGAAGACACGCTTTGTTCTTAGCAAGCGGTCTAAGTCGTGCGCTAGTACTCGACGCGCCATTAAAGGCGGAGGTCGACCGAGCGGTCATGGAAGCGGTTTCGCGTATCACCGAGAAGACACCGATGCCAGATCCGAAGTTCTTAGAGGATCTAAACGGCTTCATACACGATTTATTCCATCGGAAGGGTAAATACGGTCGCAAGATAATCGAGCGACACAATCTACCAAAACCAAATTCAAAATCGTGCGTCGAAGCTTCGTCTCGGCATGGCGGCAATCTCATAGCGTTCAAGCTTTACGGTATCGAAAGCGATGATGCTCGACTACTTAGAAATCTTGCGGCGTTAGCCAAAGATCCCCTAGAGGTCTACAACAATGCGATCGAAGATGCTCAGCGAGAATTCTACAAAGGTGATGCGGGATGGGGAAAGATGATGGATGCGAGGGATATTATCCGGGAATTAGATCATGTCGACAACGAATTGTCTGATGTCATGACTGGATATAAGCCTGCGCCTGCCTACAACGCTCGCGCACTCGCGGAGTACGCCCAATACTTTGATGATCAACATGAAAAGTATGAGGAACTCATGGAAAAGAGGAATAAACTTCTCGTCCAATTAGAACCTATACCTTCACATCTGATGGAAAAGATGTATGAAGAGCTTTCAAAGCATATGGAAAGTGTCTTAGAACGTCCCGCCATAGCATTGCCATTAGAACAAACTTTCACCGCCGCTCTCAAGGAATTACCTCGAAAGCAGCAATGTCAGGTCATGCCGATTCTTATGCCGGAGGGTAAGATACGCGTTGCTACTAAACACACAGCAGCGATTAGTTGGGCTGGTAGGGCTATGTCTGCCGTACTCTTCCCACACCTAAAGAACTTAGGTTTTACTAAAAGCATACTATGCGATCAGCGTATTCATCTAGTTGGTACAAAGGGAACACGGAAGAACCTCTTTTCAGCAGATCTATCAAAATCCACTGACCCCATTTCAATCGAGCTATCACGCTTCGTCTTGAACAGCATTATGCAGCATGTTCCGAAGCCAGATTGGTGGGACTCTGCTCAACAGCATGTTATTGCCGAGCATACTCT